TTGATAAATCTTGTACATTATCTTGATCAATAATTTCCGCAATCAATAACATTCTAAGACGATACACCAATAATCGTTCTTCACGGTTGAGGCTTGCGACCCAGTCTTCCATTTCTTCTACTGATTCAATGCTCCACATCATATCAAGCATTTGAACTTCTTCTGGGGTCAATCCGTTGATATTGTATTCACGTTCTTCATCATGCATATTATTCTCCTAGTTTTTCTCAAACATTATGCCAAGTTACCTGTGTAAGGGCGGTTGAGCCATTTTGAATATGTCTCAGCTTGCTCTGAAATTTTTGTGAGTTCATAGCGGCCGCAGAATTTCATAAAGTTTGTTCCAACTTGCGGAACAGTAGTAACACGGACACTTTCACGAATGCGCTGGTCAACAGCATCTTTGATTTCTTGTGGCTGTGCCTTCAAGTCAATGAGGGTTTTGTTACGCTCAAATGCATCTTTAACACGAATCTCGTTACCATCATGGTCAATATAACGCTGAAGCATCAGATTGTTATAATTGAACCCTTGCTTGTGACGGTCCTCAAATGCTTCCATGATGCCAACTTTATTCTTTGTACCTTTTTCACGCACACCTGGATATGCACTGAATACGTTGTCGCCCGAATCTCCCCTAAGAATTTTTTTGAACAAACCGTACTCGGGATCTTCCAGTAGTTTGGGTTCTTTAGTTTTCTTATCAATGACTGGCTTACCATTTTCTTTGAAGTAGCCTTTAAGTGTGATTAGTTCATTAGTCACCCCATTATATTGCATCACGTTTTCACTGATTAATTGTGCGTAGTCGCCATCCGTTGAAATTATCCAGTGGTTGTCAGATGGATGCAAGTGAATGAATCGGGCAATCATGTCGTCTGCTTCAGCACGTTCATGCCTCAATACAGATACATTGGTCTTTTCCTTAATGTACTGGGTAAATTTTTCATACGTTTCCCAAAACATTTTTGATTCTTCAGCTTCTTCCTCAGTAACAGACATAGCATCAACTACACGATTCTTTTTATAAGGAGCATACAGATCCTTACGGAAGCTACGACCCTCTAAGCAGAATACGACATGATCGATTCCATATTTGCGAACAGCTTGATTGACACTTGCTAGTGTCAAATGTAAGGCCATGCCTATCTTCTCCTCTGGAGTACTGTTGCGTGAAGCAACGTGCCTAGCACGGAAGAAGGTATTTGCAGTATCAATGAGTGCGTAGTTCATATATAGGTATTTATGTAGTTGAGTAATATGTGTATATTATACACACATTACTCATTATTGTCAAGTTAGATATCTTCCAAATACTTGTCAGGGAAGTTATTGATACCTTCCATTAAAGATTTGATGTTATATCTTGTAATGGGCAAGAACTGTTGTTTCAACCGTTTAATCTTCAGTGGGTGACTTCTGATACGGTCCTCTACAATATTCTTAACGTATTCAAAATTTACCTCTGTATATTTTGGGTCAACATACTCACTCGGTTTATGACTTCCGTGAGGGTTTTCCAAGAAAGGAAACAACTGACGAAAAAGGTAGCTCTCACAATTTCTTACATGCTCCTCATAACCCTCAACAGCAAAATAACAATGATGCATATATGCTTCATTATTTCCTTTAGTATAGGAAGTAATGCGTGATTTAAGATTATTAGATATACCGGGTTTAACCTTACCGTATATTTCAGCGATATATAATGCCATACTTATCATTTGAACAACTCCTTCTTAGCAGGTGCCAACTGATTGAACATTTGAGTTCGATTCTCACAATAACGTGTTGTTAGACTCTTTGGCACAAACTGATATGTTCCACCTGCTTTTTGATATAGTTGCAACAACAATACTAATGAAGCATCACGGGGACATCCTGAAGGTGCATCACCAAATGCCTTTAAATAATATAAAGGGTATACTTGCTGTGTTAGATTCTTAAACTCAGCCCAACCTCCGGCTACTTCTTTTACTAAAGCATTCAAATCACGCATAAACTCTTTAAATTCGGGAGCATTGAAATCTGCACCTTCTTTAATAAGTTTCTTACGTAACTCCTGAAACGGAAGCATTTCAATAGAATCTAGAGGTTCTTGAGGCCAGTAAGTGTAATGATTCTCACCAAAGAAATTGATATCCTCAACATCTAACTTTTTAATTAAGTTAGAGTGAACGACTGCACCGGGTTTGAATCTATCAGGACTTTCAGGGTGTACTGGTGTCAAATTATATTTGACAAAAGCATTTTGTTTTCGGTGTGCCATAACATATTTTTCTTGAGAACTATTATCCAAGAGACTACCGAATACATGAATCTTGTGTGTATCAAAAGGAATGATTGGAAGTTTATCTTCACCATTAATACCCAAGAAATGCTCACGTGCAAAACTAAAGTCATTAGTTTCAACAACTTGACAATTGACTTTAACGTTCATCCAGTCATTCTTGTCAACATCATCAAACAAACCTAACATTGCACGAATGGCAATTGCTAATACTGTATGTTGACCGTCAGTAATATAATAAGTATTTGTACCGGGCAAACGAATTACGTTAACTGTTGCTGGTCGGCGAGAATCCCATGTGATGACGATTCTAAACAAATGATCCCAATCAATCTTACGTTGAACAGCAAGTGCAGTAAAAAGATATAGAATCGGAATTTGTTCTAGTTTGGGCATTTGACTATATTTTTGAGGCTTACCCTTGCACTCAGTTTTGTAGTCATCAGTTTTTAAGAAATCCTTAAGTTGCTTAAAGAAATCACTTTTCTTAAAAGTATCTACTAGATTAGTAATACTGTTTTGCTCAATGTAACCGGGTTTCTGATCCAATTCATTTTTTGGAAGATCCTTCTTAGTTACTGTCTTTGAGTTTGGCACCCATGCGAATTTAAAAGTTTTAGATTTTGACATTATTTGCTCCTTTGTGTTAAATGTCTGTGCAACGAATATTATTCAGCGCACAGTTGTATTATACACGGGATTCTATTAAATGTCAACTTTTTGGGTAAATTAGCTAACCTCAGTGCGGCCGTTTCCTAAATCCCGTGTGACTACGTTGCGTACATCTCCGGGTAATCTTTTGTCCGGATCAGCGATCTCCTGTTCAAAGGTCTCTAACACGGTCGCTCTGCACAAATTAGTCCACCAGCGATCCACGATATCATTGTCTGTATCAGTATCTTTCATTTTGTAACCTGCACGAATCAGATTCAATACAAACTTATCGTTAAAGTCAAGTTCTATGTGACCACTGTTGAGGTCTTTAGGATCTACTTCCATCTTAATGATGTTAACATAAGGTTCACCTGCGGCTGTTGCTTTTTCTTTAGCAGTAAGTTCAGGTGCAACTTTCTTTTCCTTAGGCTTGCGAGGTTTCTTTTCTTTCTTTACCTCAGGAATAACTTCTGGCTTCTTAAATAAGTTTTTTATTTTTTCAAACATTTGTATCTTTCGTATAGTTTAAAGCTGGCAAGATTCTTTGCCTTTGATTCACACATCATATCAAATTTATCAATGAATGTCAATGCCCAATCGTTCACCGCTTCGTTCCAATAGTAATCACTATGTGCCCTAAGTTTCTGTTTACTGTATCCCGATTCAATCAACGCACCATGATCGGGTAACTGTGATCCGGAATGGTCGATGAGTACATCTTCGCGGCTAACACTGTAATGGAGAGTAGGGCGAATACCACGCCAACTATCAATAACCTGTTTAACAAGATCGTCATTATGGGAAATATAATTTCCCTCACGAATCCAATTGTGATGAATGTCCATGACCGTAGGTACGAGGTCAGATAATGATAAGCAGTCAGTAAGTCCATGTGTATATTCCTCATTTTCTAGTGTAAGTGTGTTTCGTGCCTCAGGTGACAAACGATTATAAACATCTCTGATACCCTGAGGACCTTTGCGACCAGAGATGTGAATATTGATTTTCATATCTTGAAACTTCTGACCATAGCCCATCCATCGAGCCATGTCACAATGATATTCAAATTCGTCTATACTCTTATTTACTACTTCTTCACGGTCGCTTGCTAAAACTACGAATTGATCTGGGTGAAAACTTAGACGCACATCATTAGCTCTAGCAGTTTCACCGATCGGAGCAAACCATCGTTGCAAACTATTTTGTACATCAGTTGAATGCCAAAAGTCTTTGTACTCATCCATTGTATAAAAACTAAGCATATCACTAGTAAGACGCAACATACGTAGTTCAGGTTCTAGTGTAGCAACTTTCTTAACTAGTGCGTGAGTGTTAAGAATATTGCGTTTAGCAACATCCATAATCTTTTCTTCTACGACACTACGGGTATTACGCTTTGCCCAAGCATGAGTTGTGCCGCCTGTGTTAAGACCTTCGGCTGAAACAATCTCACCCTTCTTGTTGATTTCTGCCCATTTACAAGCGAAACCGATGCGTTTGACTGACTGATTTGTATACATAGATAGACCAAAATGATAAATAATAGATATAGTGTAGCATACCTACGCAATAAAGTCAACTATTTAGGATACTAAAATGAGAGCAGATGAAATCATCAATGAAGATTGGCAAAAGGTCAACAAGAAGGACAAAACTTCTGGTATGAGCCGTAAAGCAGTAAAAGCATATCGTAGAGAGAATCCTGGATCTAAACTAAAGACTGCTGTTACTACTAAGCCTTCAAAACTAAAGAAGGGTTCTAAAGCTGCCAAACGCCGTAAATCATTCTGTGCTAGAATGAGTGGCATGAAGAAAGCACATGCAAGTGCTAAGACTAAAAGAGATCCGGATAGTCCAATCAACAAAGCACTACGCAGATGGAACTGCGAGAGTGTAGAGCAAATGGAAAAATTGGTAATGATTGCCGAACAGAAAATTAGGAATCTTAAGAAATGAAAATCAAACATTTAATGGAAGGCGTCGAGCCAAAAATGCCTGGCGCTCCTAGTGGTATCCAAATTATGACACCTCAACAATTCGTTGCCAAAGCTGGTGACATGCCCGGTGAAGAAGAAGTTGACGAGGGTTGGAAAGAAAAACTAGGTGGATTAGCGTTAGCCGGATCAATGGCCTTAGGGGCCAGTGGTGCACAAGCACAAGTGAATCCATCAGCAAGTAAGCAAGCACAACAGCAGACTATTGGACAACAAACTCAAAATGTAGTGCAACAGCAAGACCCCAAAGAATTGATGCCGCGTGGAAATGCCATTTCTCTGGGAATGTCTAAAGAACAGGTTAAGCAAATGGTTCCCAATGTACACGATGCAGAAGCAGCCGGTACAAAACAAGGTGGAGATTTGAATAAACTAGGAGTTGCAAAAATTAGTGACATTTTATTGTCGGCGCAAACAAAAATAATGGGTGTTCCGGCAGAGGCATTTTATGAATTCAAAAATAATAAATTAACAGGCATACATTATGCAGTAAGTATGAAAAGTCTTGGCGCAGGCATGGGCGGATTAATGGGGTACGATAAGGCAGAGTTCAAAGAAGTACTAAACGACACTTTTTCAAAAATATCACAGTCTGGTATAGTGGGAAAACAAACTGGAAAAATTAAATTTGAAACATTAGTTGATATGGGATCTCCTATCCTTATAGGCGATAAGATGGTTGCATACGATATTTCAGCAGATTTTTCAGGTGGAGAAGTTCACATAGTATCGATTGGTACACAGGGTATGAACAATTCTTTTAGGCCAGGTACTATATATATTACCAAACAAATGACATACAATGAACAGACGATAGCTGAAAGTGAAGAACACTTAGCAAGAATTCGTAAACTATCTGGCTTAGAAGAAGCAACTAAACTACCAGCAAGTAGTCGTGAGTTTGGTGGCGATGAGTTCCAAGACTACATGAAGCGTATTGTTGGTACACCTGATTTAGACAAAGCCGGTAATGTTAAGACTGACAAGAAGGGCAATGAAAAGTATGTCTCTGGTAAAACAAAGACAGACAAGTACAAGATGCCTTACATTCATCGTAGCAGTGTAATTGAATACTTAGGTCCAGATGGTAAGACTTATGATGAAGATAAAATTAAACAATCTTTAGCACAAAGACCAAAAGCATTACTAAAGCAAAATGAAAAGATGAAGCACAGTAACGGAGAACTAGAACAGTTCTTTAACGTTGGCTTTGCGGCATTGACCGGCATCGCATTAGATGAAGATACAAACAAACTAATTATTGTTAATACATGCCCGGGTGCTGGTTCATGTAAAGTAGATTGTTTTGCTATGAAAGGTGGTAAAGTTCAATTCAAAGCCGCTTGGCAAAGTGATGGTCGCATCTTAACATATCTATTGAATGATCCAGATGGGTTCTTCAATCAGTTAAGTAACGAAATTTCTAAAGAAGAAAAATTAGGTCAAAAGGGTGGTTATACTGTAACGATTCGTTGGCATGATGCCGGTGACTTCTTCAGTCCAGAATACTTAGACTTAGCATTGAAGATGGCTGCAAAGCACCCTGACACTAAGTTCTATGCCTATACAAAAATGGCTGGTGCCGCATTAGGTCAGAAACCACCTAACTTCATTATCAACTGGAGTGAAGGCGCTAACACATCACAAGAGAAACAAGTTAAAGCTAAAGATGCCAACTTAGATACAACTAAGAATAGTCGTATTGTTCCGGATGAATTGTTCCAAGACTTGTTAGTTAAGGATGAAAAGAAAAACTTAGTTAAGGGGGAACAAGGCCAATGGCAAGTACAACCTAATAAGTTACCTGAACTAAAACAACGTCTTGCTAAAGAGTATGGATTGAGTGCTAACAGTATTTTATCGTATGATGAGTATATGGCAAAGCGCAAGAGTATCCCTCAAGGTATGAAGTACAATGTTATCGTTGCCCCGGGCGAAGGTGATATCAGTGCTAATGACCCTAACATCATCTCAACATTATTATTGAAACACTAAAATGCGTGATATCATTCAGTTACTTGAGGATAAGTCAAAGCCTCAAGATATAGAAATCATTGCGCTTAACTTTGAGCCAAGTGAAGTAAGTCCTGTATTGTCTAAAGACACACTGGATTTACACTATGGCAAGTTAGCACATGGTTATGCTGAAAGATATAATAAGAAAGAAGGCGACAGAGACTTTAATTATGCAGGAGCATTCTTACATAATACATTGTTCCCTCAGTTCCGTGAAGTAAGAAATAGTAACAAACCAAATGGTCCTATGATGGGCTTTATCAACAAACATTTTGGTAGCTATGATAGCATGAAGGATCAGTTTGAAACTGAAGCTATGAAGATAGAAGGTAGTGGTTGGATATACTTAGCAACAGATGGTAAGATTAAAACAATCAAGAACCATGAAGTTCGCAACGATATATTGTTATTAGTTGACTGGTGGGAACACGCTTGGATACTAGACTATGGTAGTGATAAGAAAAAGTATTTAAAAGAACAGTGGAAGATTATCAACTGGAATGTAATCAATACTCGTTGGGGTAAGAGTCTATGAGAGCTAATGAATTCATAGTTGAATATAGAGATAGACTATTACAATATGTCAAGAGTCTGCTGCCAACTTGGCCTGAGTATGTCCTTAAAGATTGGCTAGTACCCAACAAAGGCAATTTTAGTAATCTCCCTGCAGACGCTGTTAAAAACGGCATAATGGAAAAAGTGCAAGGTGCAGGACTTACTCCTAATTCTAAATGGCAACTGATACCCAATATGAAGTTTACCATGGACATGTTCGATCCAAAGACCAAGCAACTATTGATAGGTCGTGCTGGAGGCAGTAGTGATTTAGGCATGGGCATACCTCGAGACAAAGAACGTCATGCCACTCAAGCAACACTAGCACAACAACAAGGTGGTGTTAGAAAAGAACCTGTTCTACTAATAAAATCAGCCAATGGATATGAACTATTAGAAGGATGGCATAGAACTATTCAACACTTTCATAAATTTCCAGATGGGTATACAGGCCCTGCTTACGTTGCAGTTGCACAAGGTCAGCAAGGTGTAGCAGAAGGCTTCTTAGATGAAGCATCA